AACCGATCTTCTCAACTACAGTGAATCGGTAACCCATACAATCCCAGAGTTGCAGGGTATCAATCGGCAGATCACCGTGATCTGGTTTCCAGACATAAGCATGAAGCGGCAGCTTGTCATACAACGCACCGTATGCCGGGAGTAAAGATTCAATACGAAATACTTGACCGCGCAATGCTTTAAGACTCACCCAGATTGCAGGTTCCAGTTCTCCTTGTCCCCTCTCAAAGTTGTAGAGAAACTCCCGTTTGACAAAACATTTCAGCGGCGGCAGCGGCGCAATGAGATAACTCATCCGTTCTTCTCCTTTAGCTTTGCTTCGATGGCGGCTTGGTGTTCTTGATACTCCCGCACGCTGGCGTTGTGTTTAAACATATCGCGCAGCACTGGCAGGGTAACGTCTGGCATAGCCTCGGTAACGTACTCGGCATACGACTGGAACTCTGGTGTGCCGTTTTCAATGGCTTTGCGCATCCACTTGGTCATGTGTTCTTCTCCTTTAGCTTCGCATCAACCATATAAACCAACGCTTGCCAGTTGGCTCTATCGCCGAAAGTGGCGCGATTAACTAGAGCGCGCGCTTCGTCGTCCGTCAGTTCGACCCATTCTCGCGGTGCTGCTGGAATGCCTATACTGACATTGCCGGTTACTGGATCAATCGTGATGCGGTCGTTAGCCACAGCAATATAAGGCGCCTGCTTCTCAGCCTGCTCGATGGCAGCGCGGAGGGCATCACGTTCACACTGATATGCGTTGTCGTTGCCTTTGTTGGCTTCATGATCCAACGCCTCCAGCGCCTGCTTCATGACCTCGATGCTCATAGCCAACTCCCTTTCAATACATACCCACGTTTACCACGCTCTCGTACATCAATCTGCCGGTCTTTCCGCTTCAGCCGCTTCGCGTAGTACCGCGCTCGACCTAGATACGGCGTGACGATGAAGTTGCTGTAGCCAAACGAAAACTTGCGGGCTTTGTCGAGCATGACGTAGTACAGACGGTGATGCCTCATTTCTTCCCCCACAAAAACCGCAACGTCAGTCCGTCAACGAAGTTCTTCTTGAACCGTGTCTCTGGTGCCCAGATCACATAGCCGGTGATGATGCCAACGGCCCAGCCGATAAAAAAGGCTTCGGTCATGCCTCCCCCTTCAGCACTTTGGCTGCGTGCAAGTAGTAGTTGTGCCGATCACCTACTTGCTCGTGCAGGCGCTCTAGGATCAGGATGCACCGATCACGTTCGTAGGCTGCAACACGCTCTACAACGCGCATCAGAAAGGCTACGTCTTTCTCTGGCGTCTCCGATAGCTCCCAGAACGCTCCGGCCTCAGCAGCGATCTTTAAGATCTCGTTTTGGTTCATCTGTTCCTCGCTTCCAGCATGGCGTCTGCCATTGTCCAGCACGCTTTCGCCATGGCTTCTGCTGGCTCTTCCTGGCGCTCCATGAACCGCCGTGCATCTCTATCAAGACCCGCAAGCAATCCTTGCATCGCCTGCGCTGCGAAGTAATCGCGCAGGGTCATGCCTTGAAATGCCGTGCCCGTTGGGAACGCTGGACCTCCGTTGTTCATTTCTCACCTTTCCAAGCATAATCTTTATGCGCTGCCAATCTTTCTGCCGTAGCAATCATTGCCGCTTCTTCTAGAGTTTTAAAAGAACCCAAGTGTTTGTTTTTTCTGTTGACACAAATATTTGCCACCCATTTTTTTGACCGTTTATTCCAATAAACACCTTTGACCCCAGATTTTGCTAACGGCTTTCTGTTTTGGCTGTTCTGTAAATCTGTAGCAGGTCGAAGGTTTTCTATTCTGTTATCAGTTCTGATTCCATTTATATGGTCTATTTGTTCAGGCAAATTACCGTGGTGATATAAATAAATTATTCTATGAACCTTATAATTTTTCCCATCAACGCATACGGCTAGATACCCTCTATCTGTTTTGCTTCCCATAACATCTCCAACATTTCTTCGTTTTCGTTTTATTTTCGCAATTAGTTGCCCGTCTTTATAATCAAACAACTCATGTAGTCGATCTTGGGTAACCATTACAAACCCTTTCGTGCTCGGATAGCTTCAGCAAACATCACGCCGTAAAACGGCTCGGTTTCCAAACACAACTGAGCACACGCCTCACGCTCGGCCTTGACTGCCTCCCGCACCGCTACACACGCAGGACGTTGGCACTCAGCGTGGCAGGTGTGAATACCGTCGTAGGACAGATACTGTTCGATGAGAGCAGCGAAGCGTTCGGCAAAGCAAACAAACTCCTCGCTGGGCCTGTAGTTGAACTGAATCCCTTCAGCCTCCTGCGCCATGCGGATGATGTCGTCTCGGTTCATTTCGCACCTGCCCGGATATATTCCGCCGCCACCTCTAATGCAGCTGCACGAATGTCGTTACACCGCTTAGCCATGCGCTCACACAACTGTGCGCATTTCTCTCGTTCAGTTTCTATAATTAGCTTCGCAAAGACCGGGAAAGCAGATTCAGACATTACTAACCATTCCTCTCCGTCTTCTACTTCCGTATACGTCCCGGCCCGCTGAGCCAACTCCATCACTTCGTCTTCGCTCATTTTCTTTTCCTCATCGCTGCTGCTATAGCAAGCGTTCCGTAACCGTCTAGACCCATCTGTTCTGTTAGATCTGCACAGTCTTTCCTTTCTGCTTTCCTCCCGGCCTCGTATGCTTCCTTCCAAAATTTCTCTAAGCCTGAAGCGTTAAAGATCCATCCTGCTGTAAGAGTACTGTGCTTCTCTGCGCGGTTCAGGATCTCATCTCGTTTCATATTCCTTCCTATGTTCTGCTTCCATCTCCCTAAGATCTATCGCTACATCAGCAACGCCATGCCAATCGTTCCGGGCGATCATGACCTGTAGGTACTCTATTAAGATGGCTCGCTGGGTTGTGTAGCCGGTGTAGTCTTTCATTCTTCCTCCTCCAAGCTAACGGGCTCTCCTTTAATCCTCAGCCAAAATCCGTAGTTCTGCCGAAAGTTCCTACGCCTCATAGCATCAAACCCCGCCCGGGGGTGGGGGTGGTTATCAGCCATCACCTCTCTCAGCTTGGTTCTAAAGTGCCCGGGGTCGATGTCCAGCCAAGTAGCGTACTCAGCTAAACCTGCTTGCGTTTCATCGAACAAAAACCGCATGGCAGTAAACGCTTCTACTGTCATCGGAAATTTGCTGTCTTTGTTCTTGACCGGGGCAGCGGTTGCGTCATTCACCGCTAAGGCAATCACAGAAGATAACAACGCCTGACAGGCTCTAGTCTGGTCATACATTGTTTTTCTCCTGCTGGTCTGTAATGGTCGCCCGGGTAAGCCGGGCAGCTACTACGATCTGATCGCAAAGCTCCTTGGCAGTTAAGTAATCTTTATCTAGACACGCCCGATACAGGTCGTGAACTAGGTTCTTTAACTCATGACAACCTTCGCTGTAATCAATCATCTATCTTTCCTTGGCAATTAAAATCTATACGGAATGCGTAACCGTCTGACGGTTCTAGACAAGGTGTTTCGTTAGATCCACCAGTGTCTAGGGTTCTATAAAACAGCCACTTTGCTTTTATCGTCGGGTCATCACTGGGAGGTGACCAACCAAATGACTTCCATGTGGCCTGTACGTCTGTCACTCTTTTGTATACGGTGATATCCATCATGCCTCCGGCATTGAGTAAATGAACTCAGGCGGTACTGCAAGCCTGCCCAGCGGTTGTTCCCGGACAAACGCATGCAGCGCTCTCATGGCGCGTTTACAGGTTTCTGTACGTGCCGCACCAACCCATGCGTTCGGCGTCATCAGCAGGTGTTCTCTCAGACGAATAGCTGCGTTCTCATGCGGTCCGGCAGGTTCACCTGTGTACATCACCTTTACAAACCTAGCGAGTTTCTCTTCTGGCTCCCCAGCCAACAGCGCACAAACATACACCGATAAGATCCCGGCGTGTGTAACTTGCCGTTTCTTGGAGATGACCATCCGGTCAACCTTGTGCAGGACTTCGTAGTACTTCTTTATAAACCACGCAATGTCATGAACACTCTTGGGTTTTGTAGTGGTGCCCATGTTGGACATCAGGAAACGTGTGATAGCTACGATGTTCCTATTGGTCCCCTCAGCTAGACCGCCGATGGCGATGGCGTCATGAGCCTGTCGCTTAGAGTGTTGATCTAAGACGGCCCCTGCTTTCTTAGGTAGACCGTGAGTCACCATGAACTGAACGTCTCTGTTGGCCCGGATCACCGCTAACAGACGGTGCTGCCCATCAGCTAAGACGCCATCTTCGTAGAAGGCGATCCCTTGGTGGGTGAGTTCCCACCTACCTTCTTTCATGTCATTAGCGTAGTTGCTAATGGCACCTTCCCGGACGTTCCGATTTCGATTGTTAAACTTATCCAGCCACGACTTCGCCATCGTTGGCGTTACGCTTACTACCTTGGTTGTTACTTTCATTTTCCTTCAATCCTTTTAAAAACTGTTCTGGCATTTTCTCTGTTACCCAGAACCCTGCTTGGTTAAGAGACATCCCGCTGCTGATCATTTCGTCTGATGTCATGCAGCGTCTTGTAGCCCAATCTTTCGGCTTATCAAACACTCGGTGTTTATCGAAAGCTCCTATTGAATTAAAGTACTCTTTACATACTCCGCATTGGTTTCTATTTCCTTTAAGCAGTTTCATTCATACGGGCCTTTTCAATTTCCTCGTTAATCAACTCTGCGAAAGATTTCCCAGACGGGAATCGCATTTGCGAAGCTTGATTGTTATCAATAATTTTCATGGCATGTTCCAAACCGCTATTAAATCCGGCGGTGTAGGGGTTGCCTTCTGTGATCCTTATTGAGATAGCTTCCCTCATAAGTTGAGACATTGGAATGTGAGTCTTCTTAGAAAGCCTGCTCATCTTTACGTACTGAGACTCTTCTATGTAAGACATAAAAGGTTTCAGTTTCTTAGAAGAAATCGGCATCGTTATATTCCTTTACCAGTTGATCAAACCGTTCCTGAGCTTTCTTGTTTCCATTCAACTCAGATCGTGATTTGATCTCCAGCCGTTTGCATAGCTCCTCTGCGGCTGTTAGTTCTGAGTCAACCCCCAACCACATCTGAAAGTCCATCTTCTTACACAAGACCGCTGCCTGACTGACGCGGTTCTTATAAAGAAGCTTGGTCTCATCGTCTAGGATTCGTACCATCACCACCATGTACCGCGCTCCTACGAAGTCCCTAAGAAGCTCCTCCGGAGCCTCGTCGGGATGAACAGCAAGGGTTAAAACAAACCCGTTGCTATCCTGTTTAAGCGCGATCTTCTTGGCTTCAAATTCCAGCGGACTCATACGAAGTCGTCTTCCAGATCATCGAACGATTTCTTAACGACAGGTTTTGGTGCTGCTTTGGAGGCACGGTCGCTAACGTACCGGTCGATGGCTAGACTGAGATAGGTAGAACCTGCTTGGGTCTTACGCTTCCAGCCGTTGATCTTAAAAACAAGAAGGCCATTGACTTGTTCAACCTTGGTCAGGTCTTTAACGTCGATAGCGATCTCTCCCCAGTAGTCGGGGGACTTCTCGTGTTTCTTGGTCTGCGAGGCCATCAATCGACCAGAGTCTTTGCGTTGTTCGTACATCAGATGCTCCTGTGTTTTACGAGGTAAGTAATCACTTGGGGATAAGAGAAGCTCACCCCGAACTTCTTCTCTAGCTCCTTCTTAACTTCGTCTAGAAGTGCTATGACATCCAGCGGGACAGAGACGGTTTTGTAAGATCTCATGCTTGTTCCATTTGTGATTGAGCGTCTTTAAACGTTTTCAGAACTGACTTGAACAGGTCAGGGTTCTCGGTTTTAAGGATGTCCAACTGAGGCAGGTTTGCTTTCCAGAACTCCCGGAGTTCATCTTTAGTAGTAGCGATGGTCACCATCTCTTTCATCTTCTCTGCAAACAAAGCTAGGTTTGCGTCTACCTTGGGTTCCTGTACCGCTTTCTTGGCTTCCGGCGCTACCTCCGGCTCACCTTCCGGCAGATCCTCCCCGGCGTAGATGTAGAGACCCAATCCAAACAGAGCTAAGGTCTTGGTCATACACCTCATAAGAGCGGTGTTTACCTGAAACGCATCCGGCTCCTCGATAGGTTTATTCCGGTGATCCATAACCGGCAGAAAGCCTGTTCTCGTAGTCCCGTTAAGGGTTACATCCACCCAGACCATTCCCGTCCCGTTGATGTTCATAACCGGACTTGCACCGTCTTGCACGGTTGAGAACGTGTGAACCCGGAAAGAAGCTTTCGGATCAGCTTTTAATGCTTCCTGCCATGCCCACGCCCAACTAAGATACGTTAGGTTCTGCTTCTTCTCCGTGTGCTCGTTGACGTTCAGCTTCAGCAAGTTCCATTCGATATTGGTCGCAGAACTCTGCGACTCCACAGTAGTTCCCGGTACACCGCTTGGGTTCCCCGTTCCTGATTTCGACATATCCTTTTTCCTTTTCTGCTAGTTGCTTGGCTTCGTTGTGATCTCTTAGGACTTTGATTGCTGTTTTTCTTCCTTCCCTCCTTACTGCGTACATGGTTTCTGACTGCCATCGTTCATGCTCTGTACACAAAGGCAGATCCCCGCCCAGATCGGTCGTGACCTTAGACTCCTTGTGCTGGTCTAACCGGGTTCTTACGAACCTATCCGCCGTTTCAAAGTCCCAGAGCGGGATCTCGATAACGTGTATTTGTTTTGGCGGGTACCCCTCCCGGGTATCGTGCTTACTCCAGTCCCGGATAAGAGCGCAGATCCTGAGACCGGCAATGTTCTGGTTCTTGACCTTTCTCAAGAGCCAGCCGTACAGGTTTAGCTGTTGCTCCCATTCGATCTTGTCGTTCATCACCGCCCATGCGGAGGTGAACTTGTAGTCGTACAGGATTAAACCGTCAGGGGTTTCCTGTTGGAGATCTATTTGCCCCGAGATCGTTACCCCGTCGATCTCTAGAAAGACACGCTCTTCTGAGATCCAGCCCGGGGTTTCACCCCGCTCCATGACTACATGCAAGGCAGACCCAAGCATCTGCCACATCATGTCCGTAACATCCGAGACAAGGTGTTCGCTGTGTTGCTCTCTCAACCGCCTTACCCGGGGCGGGGAAAGAAGCTCAGTCACGCTGTAGTCACTCTTCCCCTTGCTGTAGTATTCCCGAGACGCCAGCGTCATCAGCGGCTCAGGCACACCCCAGTTGTTCGTTACCTTCATCGAGGTCTCCATGTCGAAACCAGACGATAGCACTATCGCAGAAGATGTGCAAGCGCTAGCGAAGCCTAAGCGGAAAATACCGAGTCTGACGCCTAGGTCTATGGCAGAAATGAGAGACCGGGGATACGTAGTCGCTACTGTCGAGCACTACAACGCCTTCACCCGCAGGAAGCACGACCTGTTTGGGTGTATCGACCTACTGTGTATTGGGAACCACGAAACCGTCGCCGTACAGGTTACGAGTAGAGCGAACGTATCCTCTAGAAGAACCAAGATAGAGGAGACAGAGGCCTATCCAGAAATGATCCGGTCGGGGTGGAGAATCCTCATCCACGGGTGGGATAAAGAGGATGGCCGGTGGCGGTTGAAGGAAGTGGAACTGTGAAAAAAAATGGCCCCACGCGGGGGCCAAAAGACTGAAGGAGGAGTGTGCATGTAGCACAGGGCTATCATAACACAGTAGCCGATTAAAAAATACAATGAGCTATTGTTCGCACTATCGTTATGATATAGTCTGGCCTGTTGGTGGAATAGGTAGACACGACAGACTTAAAATCTGTTGCCGGTAGGCGTGAGGGTTCGAGTCCCGCACAGGCCACCAACGCTGAAGGAGATAAAAATGAAATGGTTGGCAGCAGCAACACTGTGTGTGTCGCTGACGGCTCACGCTGAGTTCAAGAGTGGCAATGATCTTCTGTCTGACTTGAACGCAACGGATTACTTTTCGAGAGGGGTGGCACTCGGGTATGTCATGGGGGCGTTTGATGTTGGACAAGGGTTCTTGCATTGCCCGCCGTCGCATGTAACAGCGGGGCAGGTTCAAGACATGATCCGGAACTACCTCACCAACACACCAGCAGAGCGGCACTTGTCTGCTGATAGCCTGATCAACAGAGTGCTTAAAAGCGTATGGCCGTGTAAGGCTACCGGCAGGGGGATTTGACAGACTAAAAACGTTGTAGGACACTCTCGTCACCTATCGGCTTGGTAACCCGATGGGTAGCTCACAACAGCGAATCCGAACCCACTGGGGGCCGGGCTTCGTCAAAGCTGCAAGAAGATGGTTGTGCATCTCTTGTATGCGGCAAACCAAGCCTAAAGCCTGTCGCCCAGTGGGTTTTTTTATTGGCTTGTCGCAACCGCCGGGGCCATAACCCAGCCCTCGACGAGGTAGATGCGACCGAATCGGATAAACGTGGCAAACCGGGTGGTACTTCAGTAGCGCAAGCGAACGGGGCCAGTTGCTCGGGGTGGAAGGGAAACCTGAAGCCAGCCTAGATAAACGAGAGCATCGAGGTTTCACCCGTTTTTTTACGGGTGAGGTTCTATTACACTTCAAAAGCACGGGATGTTTACAGTATCTACGGGACGTTGTAAGGGTAGGCGGCTAGTCTCCTTGACGCTGATGGAGCCGCCGATTAGTTTTTGGTTAAGAGAATCTGCCAAGGGTTGTGATGCTAGAAGCTACCGAGTCCGCGATCCGGGCGGCGTTGAGCTTGATGGAGGAGTTCCCCATCAGAGCTAAGTTTGCTAAAACGATAGTCGCTCTAAGACTAGCGTTAGAGGAGATAGAGCGTGAGAGATTACAAGCAAGAGTACAAGACCCAACAAGAGCGAGGTGAGCACGACAACCGGATGGAGAGGCAACGTGCTCGCCGGGCGTTAGATCAAAAAGGCGTTGCCCGAAAGGGCAAAGATGTATCCCACGTTGTAGCGTTATCAAAAGGAGGAAGTAACAAAGACGGAGTAAAACTACAAGCACCGTCTAAGAACCGCAGCTTTAAAAGAAACCGGGACGGTTCAATGCGGTAAGGCGTAAGTAAGACTGAAGAGGCTTAAATGATTCCGGAATTCTCTGGACAGACTGCCAGAGCTAAATGCCCATTCTGCTCGGCAGAAAGAAAGAAAAAGAACTTAAAAGAACTATCACTTACCCGGCAACCAGATGGGGCAGTTCTGTACTACTGTCACCACTGTCTTGCTAACGGGTCAGTGCAGACGGAAAAAACGGAAAAGACTGAAAAACAGGAGAGAAGCTTGTTAGCAGTTCCAGCAAAACAGATTCTCAATCAAGAACTAGAACAGAGACACTACGACTACCTCGCCAAGCGAGGTATCTCAAAACACACCGCAGACAAACTAAAACTTTTCGCCAGCCGGAAGTACTTTCACAGGTTAGAACGGGAAAGCGAATGTATAGGCTTTCCGTACTTCCGTGACGGTTCGTTAGTTTCTGCCAAGTACAGATCCATACCGGACAAGGACTTCACTCAAGAGTCAGGCGGTGCTCATGACTTCTTCGGGCTTAACCTTGTAGACCCTACTAAACCTCTAGTGATTGTGGAAGGTGAGATAGATTGTTTATCGGCTATCGAGGCAGGGATCGAGAACGTAGTAAGTGTCCCGGGTGGTGCTCCGCAACAGGTCAGTGCTGGCAAGGTCAGCCCGGCAGAAGACAAGAAGTTTGCTTTTGTCTGGAACGCGAACGAGATCCTGTCGAAAGTACCGTATGTAGTGCTGGCGACCGATCAGGACGGACCCGGGCAGGCTCTAACGGAGGAGCTAGCTAGAAGGATCGGGAAAGATAAATGTCGCGTTTGTAAGTTCGATAAAAAGGATCTAAATGAAGTACTCACCAGTGAAACGTCATTGGACCCGAAAGAAGACGTACGAGAAATCGTACGAGGTGCAACACCTTACCCAATCTCAGGACTTAGTGATGCAAGAGTTTTTGAGAACCGGCTTAATGACCTTTTCACCAAAGGTTCCGGATCGGGGTTCTCAACCGGGTATCCTTCGCTAGATAAAATCTACACCGTAGCGCCCGGGCAACTAACAGTCGTTACCGGTTACCCCTCATCCGGTAAGTCTAACTTTGTAGATCAGTTGATGGTGAACCTCGCCCAATCGGCAGACTGGAAGTTCGCCCTGTGTTCGTTCGAGAACCCGCCAGAGATCCATATCGCTAGGTTGATGGAGATCTACAGTAAAAAGCGCTTTTATTCAGGTCACAACCAGATGACCGGGCAGGAAAAGAAAGAAGCGTTTAACTTCGTACAAGAACACTTCCTATTCATAGACACTAACGGGGAAGAACCTAGCACCCTACAAAGCATTTTAGAAAGGGCTAAGTCTGCCGTACAGAGGATAGGAATCCGTGGACTTGTAATTGATCCTTACAACTACATAGACCTCGACCGGGGAGCGAAGTCGGAGACAGAAGCTATATCAAACATGCTTACGCAGGTTCGTAAGTTCTGTATGGCGAACGATGTCCATACATGGTTCGTCGCTCACCCGTCTAAAATATCTAGGTCCGGGACGGACCAGCCTAGACCAGATGGCATGTCTATCTCAGGAAGTATGGCGTGGTGGGCAAAGACAGACTGCGGTCTTACTGTCCACCGACAAGAGGATGTAGAGATAGCAGTCTGGAAGTGCAGGTTTAGATGGGTTGGCACTCAGGGAGAGACTTCCCTCAAGTACAACCCCATCAGCGGTACGTACGAAGAAAATCTAGACCGCTTCTGACTTCCATTCACCTTTCAGCCAGCGCCGTAGATCTGCCACGCGGTAACTCCTAGTCCTGCCGATTACAACGGGGGGCGGCGCTACCCCCAGCTTGATCCATCGTCTTAAGGTTTGGCTCCCCACAAATACCAAGGGGGATGGATTCTTTTCATGATTTACAACGTAGCACTCACGGAGTAAATGCGAGTCCCGCAGATGGTCAAACCAATCAGCCGCGTCAATATTGAACCGATTTACTTTAAGCATGGCAGGCTCCATAAAAAGTAGTGGAAGCCCAAAGATACGCAAACGGAAAGCGTGCTGCTTAACGCGACATTTTTATGACCCTACACCGCTGATACCAGTAGTCGCCCCTTGCGGGGCTTCTACCCCTCTGATTCTGCGCAAAAACGACACGAATACACCCCCCATCAGACCACGCCGGAAGCCCGAGGGTAAAGCGATTAGAGCGATTATTTTCTACGGCAAGGGGTAGGGTACTACGGGCGAAAAAAAACCGCCCTAAGGCGGTTAGATGGTCTGTCAGCGGTCATTGTCTAGCGCGGAACAGCGCTTCGTTTACGTTAGAGAACCTGCCTAGTGGTATAGGTATTTTCTCCCGGGTCTGTTTACAGACCTTGAACCCCCGTTCCCACTGGATGAAGGTTGATCCGGGTGGAATTTCCTGAAGGGTGTTCACTAACTCTACGGGCGCGGGATAGATGGCTTTTAGGTACTCCGGGGTTTTGTCGGTGATAGCGTAAATCACTGAATCACCCCGGCGGCCTTCATGGCGAGTCGCCAATACTTTGCCCGTCTGCCCGGGTTGCTCCGAGCGAAGTGCATTGATCGGTCAATCCATTCTCCGGTTCGATAGTCTTGTTCGATTTCCGTCATCATCCATTCATACACCTCCCCCCGGGCGGGGGAGCATGAAGGGGTGCTGTATTCCCTCATCAGCCGCACAAGTTCGCGGAAGGTAACGGTATCGGATCGGGTTGTAGATTCCCCATCCGGGCAATAATCATCTTCATCATCTTCCGGAGCGGGGTAAACAATTTCGCAAAATGTCACATTAATCATAAATCCTCCGAATAATCTTCGAGGGCAGAAATAAGCCCGTCATAATCCTCAGACGGTCCCAATAAATCTGCCATCATGTAAACAATCCCGGGATCAATTCCGAAATCCTCTGCCAGTCCGTTTAGATATTCTTTTCTTTCCATGTTTCACCCCTCCACCCGTTGAACGGTTGCTTTTCTTCCATGTTCCCGGCGAAGCAAGCGCATTCTGTCTGCCACTAGCTTGCGGAGTTTCAACGATTGAACCGCGCGGTGTTTCGGCAGAACCCTAAATTCTGCAATCGGGTGATAGCCTGAAGTCGCCAGCGGTTTATCGGGATCAATATTGAACAAGCGAAGCAATTGATTCCAAGTTGTAACGTGAACCCTGTAAAGGGGGCGATTGATCCATTCTTCGAAAGTCATCTCAAACCCCCAGCGGGTAACGGTTATCGATAAACACGAAAGCCTCGCCTGATTCATCTGGCAAGCCTCCCCGTGCAAGCTTCCCGGTCCACCCTTCCCGGCGAGCGAGGGCGAGGGCGGCGGCAGCGTGAGCATCATCGTCTGACCAATACGAAATGACGAGCGATTGAACCCCGGAAGCGGTAGCCTTTACCCGTGCGCCTAACCGGTCGGTTGCCGGTAGTTTTTTGGTGATAATCGCTTTCATTATTTACCCTCCATCAATTCCGTCAAAATATCAATTTCATCGCCTCGCTTGCTGGCAACGTAGCAGCGCATAGCTGCGATTAGGGGCGTGGACCCGCTTCCCATAATCAAACCGTTCGGCGTCGAGCAATCAGCCTTCCACAAAGAATCGTTGACGCAATGTAGATCAACCCATTCCCGCTCAATAATCGGCCCGCCTTGCGCCCAATTGGTTGACGGATTAAATCTGCCTCCCATGCTCATTAGAAAACAGCGGTTGATTCCGTCATCAACATAATCAACGGCTACCCCTTCACACTTTGCAACTGCCCAGTCAAGGGCAAGCCCGGTCAATTCTGAAGTTTTCATTATTTCCCCCCGCTGATAATGTGAAACCGTTCGAATAAATCACCGAAAGCAAACAAAAGCCGCTCGCGGTTTTGTTGATCTGCCCGGAAATAAGCCTGTGCTATGCACATTGCAAAGCCTCCCCCTATTTTGTCCATTGTGTGCGCGGCTTGATGGATATCGGAGTGAGATAGATTAGGCGTCCGATCAAGCATGATTCCTCCCGGCTTTCAGAATCTTTTCAGCGGCACCGAATATCCGCTGAGCGGTTTTGTCGGAAATAGCGGTATCCCGCGCCCAAGATTGAACATAGCCCCGGGAGTCAGCAAGGCCCGGGAGGCCCAGCAAAGCGCAACAAATAAAGGCGACAGATTCGGCCTCCACTTCCCGGATATCTCGGGGAGTTCGCTCGGAGTCGTGCATTGCTGATTCTTCGGTATGCCCTAGGACGATATGCGCGAGTTCATGAAATCGAGTCTTATGGGGCAAAGCCGCTACCGGGTTGATAGCAATCGTCCGGCCTGAAGCGTAGCCTTGACAGTTGCCATCAGATAAAGCGAAAGGGACTTCCGAGATATCAAGCGCGGAAAGTGCGAGGGATTTATCCCATTCAGGGATTACCCTTTCGTTCGCATAATCTGCCCCGTCTGTCTGCGATAAAACAAACCAATTATTCTTGAGCGCGAAAGTTTGAAAGATATCTGCCTCTTTGTTTTCTTTTTCTTTTTTAATTGTGATCGGCATTATCAGGGCGATTGCTTTCTCCCCTTTGCGCACTTGCCTCCCGAGTTCCGTCCAGCGTTTATAGGTTGCAATCGGGCCGAGTGGAATCTTCCGGCTAGCGCATTGACTCCACGCTAACAGTTGATTGCCTACCGAGTAATTGTGAAAGGCGGAATATGCTTCCGAGATAATCCCGGGTGTTTTCAATACGTCATCCAACAAGCCTGACCAATTTGCTTTATCCATGATTTTTCCTTCAGTTGTGTTTTATTTAATGGGTGACAACTACAGCAATCGGTGAATCAACATAGTTCAATCGCACGGTGTACCGTCCGAAACCCTCCCGTTTAACGATAAAGCGGCGAACCCCGGGAACAATCTCGGCGTTCCTGCAATATCGTAGATAAAAGGCGAGAAAAACCCGGGGTTCGGCGGTTGAAAACTGCGGGGTATCCGCAAAGTAAAACAAGCCAGCGGTTTTCATGCTTCCCTCCGTGCGATAAATCTGCCGAAGCGAGAGTGAACAAAACCGACAGTCCCGCGCGGGTAACAAGCAAGCCAGTCCAGCGCATCCCGGAGATTGATAGCCCGGTGATAATAGGTTTCTGCCCCTTCGGTAACGGTTACGTGTAGCGGGTGAGTGATAAACCGGATCAGACGCTTAAACGGTTTCAACATGAGTTTCCTCGATCAGTTGGGTTAGGCCAGCGATAACAGCGGGGAAAGGCGCGGAGCGCGGCAGACCCAATAGCTCCCGGGATATAGCGGCGGCAGACTTCCCTTTCCGTTTCATCCCTACGGATTCCAGCCGCACGGCGGCACGTAGAGTGACAAGGCGATACCGTTCAATCTGTTCGGGTGTAGTGAGCATTTCATTCCCCTGCGAGATAGGCGTTAACCCGTTCGGACCAAATATGCGGATTGATTTCAATTGACTCAAGAACTTCCGGATAAGTATCGACAAGGGACCGGAGCAAATAGATTGATTGTCTGCCTTCATCCAGCATGTCGTTACCGTATCGGTGAGCAACGAAAGCCGCGAGATTCTCGAAAGCAACTTCAAAGTTAATGGATTGCATGATTGCCCCTTATAGAGTGTTAGCAGCATCAAACAGCATTGATTGAATTTCGGGCATCAAGCACAGAGTGTGCTTTTTGATATGACCGTAGTCATAAGCCCTCATGACATCTTCGGACCGAAGCGGTTCACCTTCAGACAATTCCGGGATTGACAGAAGAAAATCAATCCCCCGGTCTATGTCATACATAGCGACAGTTTCAGAATCGAGCCGGACTGCCGCAATACGCTGGCCCTTGTCGGTGTACAACCGACCAGTGTTGAACTTCAGAACCTTCATCGCTTCCCCTTTCCCGGGTTACCCGGTAAAACAAACTACAGGCAACCATTACACCACAGTCTAAACAATAGTGCAAGTGGACGGCTAGGGGCTAGCGCAAGGGGTGTTGATGACATATAGAACTATACGCGCGCCCGCGCGTAGCAAGGGCTATGCCATGAGCGTTCCGAAAAAGTGGAAACCGTCTAGGATCGACGAACGGGGAGCGGGTAAGGGGTAGACACCTGCCGAGGAAAAAACCGCTCAAATCGCGTTTAAAGCGGTTTTAGAAGCTGTCGGTTTATACAGTGTTTCGGGGTTATCCACAGAGTTATCCACAGGATGTCAACAGAATGTAGTTGCTAACAGCTTATCAACAGGCGCTTGTGGAAAGGTTGTGGATAAGGTATAAGTGCGAACAATCTATTAAACCGGGATTGTTGATAGGTAAACAATATGACCAATGGAAAAGCCAAGACCGATTATGTTCAGCTATTGGAAGCGGCGGGGGATGACGCCGAAGGCGAGGCAGACGAAAACTTGATAGAGGAACGTCTAAAGGCACTGGGTCTTGAAACCGGAGAGGCAGAACAACTAGCAGCAGCAGCTAATCCACCAAGACAGAGAAACGACGGTCAAGTAGTAGGGATAGGAACAAAACCCAAGGCACCGTTAAACCAGAATCAATACCTATTCGCTCAAGGTCTGATAGAGGGGAAATCCAAGCGTCAGGCATACAGGGAAGCTTACCCGGACTGCAAGTCCTCAGACCAGACCGTGAGCGTAGCGGCACACAAACTGGCCAAAGACCCGAGAGTCGCAAAGCTAGTAGAGGAAGGCTGGAGCGAGACAACGGAAGCACTGTCGGATGATCTACAGGCGACCAAGCGATATGTCATGAGATCACTGGTTGCTCTAAGCAAAGCCGGAAAGCAGGAAGGAAGCCGCCTCAAGGCTCTCGAACTACTAGGCCGACACGCTGGAATGTGGATACCAGAGAAAACCGCGCCGGAACAACCAGTGACAGCGGAGCAATTGCGGAAGGAGTTGACGGCGCATCTGAAGCTGGTCGGGAAGTGAAACCCACCGTACCCGGACCCCCATGTGTGCGCAACGACCACCCGTTATGCGGTTACGCTCTAATCCACTCTCCCAATTACCTCTCCATCAATAGCAGACACCCCCCCTTATCTCCCCAATCGCCAACCCCCCGGGGGTATATATAAATTTTAGAAACATTTGTGCGAACAATTAAGTTATGTCAAGAACGAAGGCGAAGATGACGGAGAGGTGGGATCTGGTGTTACGTTTTATAAAGGCGTACATCAAGATCCACGGTGTAGGTCCGTCTTACGAAGTATTAGCTAGTGGGTTAGGGATGAGGTCTAGGTCTAATATGCACAGGATGGTGAAGAGGATGAAGGAGGAAGGTTTATTGGATACGAGACCGAGGAAGTTCTTGTCTATAAAGGTGGTAGATAGGTCTGTTAAGGAAATCAGCAAGTTATGAGCTTGTTATCTCAGAAGGAGGTGAAGGAGTATTTAGAGATTGCTGAGCGGGTTCCTGCTCAGCAGAGGAAGAAGGTATTACAGTTATTAGAGTTAGATAGGGTAGAGAGGTGTAGAGAGTCTTTCTTATTCTTCGTTCAGCAGATGTGGCCTGTATTTATCTCTGGTAAGCATCATAAGATCATGGCAGATGCTTTTGAGAGAGTTGCGAACGGAGAGTTAAAGAGGTTGATTATCAACATGCCGCCTAGGCATACGAAGTCAGAGTTTGCTAGTTATCTGTTACCTGCGTGGTTTTTGGGGAAGTTTCCAGAAAAGAAGATCATTCAGACAGCCCATACTGCTGAATTGGCAGTAGGTTTTGGTAGGAAGGTAAGGAACTTAGTTCAATCAGAGTTTTATCAGAGGGTTTTTGGTACAGAGTTGTCTAGTGACTCTAAAGCCGCTGGTAGATGGAATACAAAGCAGGGTGGTGATTACTTTGCTATCGGGGTAGGTGGTGCTGTTACGGGTAAGGGTGCTGATGTATTGATCATCGACGACCCGCATAGTGAGCAGGAGGCAAAACAGAACAATCCTGCCGTGTATGACGCGGTGTATGAGTGGTATACCTCCGGGCCTAGGCAGAGGTTACAACCGGGCGGGGCGATTATTATCGTTATGACCCGGTGGTCTAAGAGAGACTTAGCCGGGCAGATTCTTAAGAACTCTAGTAAGGATGGGACGGATAACTGGGAGGTGATTGAATTCCCGGCGATCCTTCCGTCTGGTACACCGTTATGGCCCGGGTTCTGGAAGAAAGAAGAACTAGAAGCTATCAAAGCTGAGATCCCGGTAGCTAAATGGGAAGCTCAGTATCAACAGAATCCCACCTCGGAAGAAGGTGCGATTGTCAAAAGAGATCAATGGAGACTCTGGGAGGATGAAGATCCTCCTGAGTGTGAATACATCATCCAGAGCTGGGATACGGCGTTTGAAAAGTCCAATAGGGCAGACTTCTCCGCCTGTACCACGTGGGGCATCTTCCAAAAAGAAAACGAAAAAGGCTATATGCAGCCTAACATTATTATGTTAGATGCCGTTAAAGAGCGTTTAGAGTTCCCGGAGTTAAAGAAGAAGGCCTTTGATATGTGGAAGGAGTGGAATCCTGACACGTTGATAATTGAGAAGAGAGCCGCTGGAGCGCCTCTTGTTTATGAGTTAAGAAGGATGGGGATTCCTTTATCGGAGTACACCCCTTATAAGGGACAGGATAAGATTGCGCGGGTGAACTCTATAGCTGACTTATTTGCTTCCGGCGTTGTCTGGCGACCGGATACAAGGTGGGCAGAAGAAGTCGTAGAAGAGATGGCATCTTTCCCTAACGGGGATCACGACGATCTTGTTGACTCCACATCTCAAGCGTTAATGAGATTCAGACAGGGTGGGTTTATTACTGTTCAGTCAGACGAACAGGATGAACCGTCTTACTTCAGACGGAAAGTTGAATACTACTGAGGACCATCATGGCAACGAATATTGCTCAAGCGCTTGTGCCGTTAGATCTCTCACAGATGTCAGACGAACCTGCGATTGAGATTGAAATTGAAGACCCGGAATCAGTCTCTATCAGTCTTGACGGTTTAGAGATTGACCTTATGCCGGAAGAACCTGAGTTCGATGCTAACTTGGCAGAACTCATAGATGAGAGTGAGCTACAAAAGATCTCGTCCGACCTGCTAGGTCAGGTAGATGACGACATCAACTCTAGGAAAGACTGGGCAGATATGTTCGTAAAAGGACTGGAAGTCCTTGGGATGAAGTACGAAGAGAGAGCAGAGCCTTGGTTAGGTGCTTGTGGTGTCTATAGTCCTGTCTTAACAGAAGCTGCCATCAGGTTTCAGTCTGAGATGATTACTGAGACTTTCCCGGCCCAAGGTCCGGTTAAGACGCAGATCATAGGAGAGGAAACCCAACAGAACAAAGAAGCCGCTGAACGTGTCCGGGACGATATGAACTACCGTCTAACGGATGAAATGATTGAATACCGTTCAGAGCATGAAAGGCTTCTTTACGCTCTAGGCTTAAGTGGCAGTGCCTTTAAGAAGGTTTACTACGATCCTAGCCTAGGTAGACAAGCAGCACCTTTTATCCCGGCAGAAGACATCATCATGCCGTACGGGGTGTCTAATATCTACAGCGCTGGGCGCGTAGCGCACGTTATGAGGAAGCCTAAGAACGACCTGAAAAAGCTACAGGTAGCAGGTTTCTATAGAGATATCGACTTAGGCGATCCTGTTCGGATCTTTACCGATATTGAAAAAAAGAAAGCTGAAGAGCAAGGCTACAGCCTGACGGATGATGATCGGTATCAAGTCTTAGAGATTCATGTTGATTACGACCTACCGGGATACGAAGACCCGGATGGTGTAGCGCTTCCTTATGTCATCACGATTGACCGTGGGTCTACTAAGGTTCTAGCCATTCGTAGGAATTACGAAGAAGGCGACTCTTTAAAACAGAAACGTCAACACTTTGTCCAGTACAACTTTATCAACGGATTTGGTGCTTATGGATTGGGTTACATCCACCTTATCGGCGGTTACGCCCGGGCTGGAACGTCCATTATTCGGCAGTTGGTAGATGCTGGAACGCTCTCTAACCTGCCGGGCGGTCTTAAGACCAGAGGTCTTAGGATTAAAGGAGATGACACTCCTATCGCTCCCGGAGAGTTTAGAGATGTAGACGTACCTAGTGGGTCGGTGCGTGAAAACATCATGCCGCTGCCTTATAAGGAGCCCAGTCAGGTTCTGGCGGCGTTGTTAGAAAAAATCACAGATGACGCCCGTAGATTGGTAGGTATCGCAGATCTTAAGATCAGTGATATGTCCGCCCAAGCCCCGGTCGGGACGACGTTAGCAATCCTTGAGAGACAGTTAAAGACCATGAGCGCGGTTCAAGCTCGTGTCCACGACAGCCTCAAGATGGAGTTCAAGCTACTTAAGAAGATCATTCGTGACTACATGCCGCCGGATTACAGCTACACCCCGGTGGGAGGTAATAGGGACGTTAAACAGTCCGACTATGACCTAGTAGAAGTCATCCCCGTATCTGATCCTAACGCCTCTACGATGGCGCAACGGATTATGCAGTACCAAGCTGCTCTTCAGTTAGCCCAAGGCGCACCTCAGATCTATAACCTGCCCCAGCTTCATAGGCAGATGCTGGAGGTGTTGGGAGTTAAAAACGCGGAAAAGTTGGTACCTATCGAGGATGATCAAAAACCGCGTGATCCTGTGTCAGAAAACATGAGTTTCTTAACAGGAAAACCAACAAAAGCGTTTATTTATCAGGATCACCAAGCTCATATTTCTACCCATTTAGCCCTGTTACAAGACCCAACCATCATGCAAATGATTGGTCAAACTCCAATGGCTCAGCAGATTCAGGGAGCCATCATGTCTCACGTAGCAGAACATATGGCGTTTAAGTACCGAAGCCAAGTAGAAGAGCAATTAGGCGTTCCTATGACCCCGCCAGATGCAGAACTGCCAGAAGAAGTAGAAGTTCAGCTTTCTAGATTGGTAGCGCAGGCTGCACAGCAGCTTCTACAAACCAATCAAGCCCAAGCTCAACAGCAACAAGCGCAGCAAATGGCGCAAAACCCGATGTTGCAGATGCAACAGGCGGAACTCCAACTGCGGGCAGAGGAGCTAAAGCGGAAAGAAGCTGATAGTCAAAGAGATTACGAGATCGCCCAGCAAAAACTCAGGCTAGAGCAGGAAAAACTGGCTATTGAAGCCCAAAAAGAGGTGGCAAGGATTCAAAATCAAGAGCGAACTATAGATAAAAAGCTAAAAACAGACATGTTGAAACACCTCACTAAGCCAACCAAAAGGTAAAAGGTAACCAATAGATGAACACTACTGCGATCTTCGTAGTGATTAAAGAACTTAATGACCGGCGGGAAACCATCTCAAAAGCGCTTGCGGACGGTTCAGCGCGAGATTACGCCGAATACAGAGCAATGGCAGGAGAAATCCAAGGTCTTTCTCTTGCACATTCCCTCGTAACCGACCTTGTGCGACAACTGGAGTATGACGATGAGTGAGCTTTTGATCGCCACCGGGGAGAATTCCATCCCCACACACCTTCCGGAGACCCCGGAGGAAAAGGCAAGACAACTGCCTATACCTGTTACGTATCACATTCTCTGTGCTTTACCAGAGATTGAAGACGAATACGAAAGCGGGCTAGTCAAAGCCGGACAAACGCTTCATTACGAAGAAGTGATGTCGCCGGTTTTGTTTGTAGTTGCGCTCGGGCCGGATTGTTATAAAGACAAAGAACGGTTTCCCAGCGGGCCTTCGTGCAAGAAAGGGGACTTTATTCTGGTTAGACCTAATACAGGAACCAGAATCAAGATTCACGGCAGAGAGTTTCGTCTGATCAACGACGATTCTGTTGAAGCCGTTGTAGAAGATCCGCGCGGCGTGTCGAGGGCTTAATCATGGATACAGAAAAGTTTAAATTCCCGGATGAAAAACCGGTCAAGGCAGAAGAAGAGAAGCTGGAAGTATCAGTTGAAAGCGATGTCGAAGTAGAAGTAGTAGACGACACGCCTGAAGCAGATCGCAACCGTCCTCCTATGAAAGAGGCTCCTGCCGATGTTACTGATGAAGAGCTTGCCAGCTATTCTGAAAACGCCAAAAAGCGTATTCAGCATTTCTCAAAGGGATATCACGAAGAACGTAGAGCCAAAGAATCGGCTTTGCGTGAACGAGAAGAAGCTCTGCGCCTTGCTCAGTCCGTTATCGAAGAGAACAAAAAACTCCAAAGTAACCTCGGCCAAGGCCAGCAGGCTCTGTTAGAGCAGGCTAAAAAAGTTGTCGCGCAGGAATTAGAACAGGCTAAACGGCAGTATAAAGAAGCCTACGAGTCTGGCGATTCCGATAAATTGGTTGACGCGCAGGAAGCATTAACAAGCGCGAAAATCAAAGCTGAGCGCGTAAATAACTTTAAACCCGCTTTACAAAAACCAAAACCTGTTGTACAACCCGATCCAGAGCCAGTTGTACCGCAAGTTGACCCCAAAGTTAATGCGTGGCGAGAAGCCAATCCTTGGTTTGGGGATAACAAGCGAATGACAGCGATGGCTTTAACGATTCACCAAGAACTTGTGGATAGTGGAGTTGATACACGGAGTGACGAGTATTTTGGCCGTATTAACGCAGAAATGCGCCAAGTTTTCCCTGATGCGTTCCCCTCAGAGAAACCGGTGAAGAAAGCATCTGTTGTAGCACCTGCCACACGTAACACTGCGCCCAGAAAGATCGTGTTAACGAGGACACAAGAAACTTTAGCCAAGCGGTTAGGACTGACGAATGAGCAGTACGCCCGTGCGGTAGCGGAAGAGATGAGGAAACAAAATGGCTGAACGTACCCCCCGAGATCAAGAAACCCGTGCTAAATACGAGCGGCCCGCGAAGTGGATGCCTCCACAGCTTTTGCCTGACCCCACCCCGGAACCCGGTTATGCTTTCCGCTGGATTCGTGTAGGTTTTATGGGTAAAGACGATGCGCGAAATGTTTCTTCCAAGCTCCGCGAAGGTTGGGAACCTGTAAAGGCTTCTGAGCATCCCGAAATCCAATTGATGGCAACCGGGGAACGGCCCCGATTCCCAGACAGTATTGAGATTGGTGGACTCTTACTTTGCAAAACCCCAATCGAGTTTGTTGACCAACGCAATAAGTTCTATGAACAGCAGGCGGAAAGTCAAATGACCTCGGTAGACAACCACTTCATGAGCCAAAACGATCCTCGCATGCCGGTGTTTAAAGAGCGCCGGAGCGAAGTAAGGTTTGGCAGTAACGCGAAATAATTCAGGAGTCTTAAATGGCTTACCCCACGGTTGATAAGCCCTACGGGCTAAAGCCGATCAATCTGATCGGTGGGCAGGTGTTCGCCGGTTCTACGCGGATGTATAACATTACTTACGCGTACGCCACGGACATTTTCTATGGTGACTTCGTTGCGCTCGTTCGCGGCAATCTTGAGCGGATTAGCGTTTCGACCGGCACCGTTGGCACCCTTGTTGGTGTCTTTCTCGGCTGTTCGTTCACCAACCCGACGACCAAGCAGAAGCAGTTCTCGCAGAACTGGGTGGCTAGTACTGCCGCTGGTGATTGCGTTGCTTATGTTTGCGACGACCCGGATACGGTGTTCCAAGCTGCGGTTTGCTCGGCCACAACCGTTATTGCTTCTGGCGCTCGCGCCATGATCGGTCAGAACCTTGCGTGTATCAACAACACCGGCAATTCAAATACTGGCAACTCGTTGAACGCACTGCTGGCACCGACGGACACCCCCGCAACCACGGATGCGCTTCCAATTCGTGTTCTGGGTGTTGTGCCTGAGACCGCTGTGTCGCTTGGTACTGCAACGTTCACTAGCATTTCGACCGCCACCGTTACTTGCTCGGCTCTGCCTTTTGCACTGCCCGTAGGTACGGATGTTGGTAGTCTTGCTTCAAACGGGCAGTACATCCCGTCCGGTTCGTTTGTAGATACCGCCGCCGCTGCTGGTGCCACCTCGTTTGTTCTAAATCAAGCGCCTTTGGTGGCGTTTGCTTCTAGCGCAACGTTGGTGTTTACCCAGTTCCCCGAGCTGTTGGTTAAGCTCAACTTCGGTCAGCACGAGTATTACGCTGCCACCGCGACGGCCTAAAGGAGTTAAGTCATGGCTATTTCACGCGCACAACTACTGAAAGAACTCCTCCCGGGGCTTAATGCACTGTTCGGTCTGGAGTACAACCGTTACGGCGAAGAACACAAAGAGATCTACGAAACCGAGACCTCTGAGCGTTCGTTCGAAGAAGAGACCAAGCTTGCTGGTTTCTCCGCCGCTCCGGTCAAGAACGAAGGTCAGGCAATTGCGTATGACAATGCGCAAGAAGCATGGACTGCACGTTATAACCACGAAACCATTGCGATGGGTTTCTCTATCACCGAAGAGGCGATGGAAGACAACCTGTATGACAGCCTCTCGGCTCGTTATACCAAAGCACTGGCTCGTGCTATGGCGTACACCAAGCAGGTTAAAGCCGCTGCCGTTCTGAACAATGGCTTTAGCTCCGCTGTGACCTACGGCGACGGCGTAAGCCTGTTCTCGACCGCTCACCCGCTGGTCTCTGGTGGCACCAACAGCAACCGCCCATCTACCGGCGCAGACCTGAATGAAACCTCCCTTGAGGCGGCTGTCATTCAGATCGCTGCGTGGACCGATGAACGTGGTCTGCTGATCGCTGCAAAACCCCGGAAACTCATTGTTCCCCCGGCGCTCATGTTCGTTGCAACCCGCCTGCTCGAAACGGAACTCCGTGTCTCGACGGCTGATAACGACATCAACGCCATCAAGAGCAATGGTTCGATCCCGGAAGGTTATGCAGTTAACCACTTCCTGACCGATACCAACGCGTGGTTCCTTACGACCGACGTTCCCAACGGACTTAAGCACTTCGTCCGTACGCCGCTCTCCACCTCCATGGATGGCGACTTCGATACCGGGAATGCTAGGTATAAGGCCCGCGAGCGGTATTCGTTCGGGGTGTCGGACCCGCTCGGCATATTTGGGAGCCCTGGCGCTTCTTAAAAATCAAGCACTTAGCTAGATTTGAGCCCCCGAAAGGGGGCTTTTTTATTGCTTATTGACACGCTGTTTGTAACCTGATAAAAAGAGTTATTCCGGGGTTATCCGGGAGAACTGACTGGTCCCGGCCAGACGACATGCAGACAGTCTCCCTAGCTCGCATGTGAGGAATCATGGCTAATACTTCTTTTTCCGGCCCGGTACGTTCGCAGAATGGTTTTGAGACCATCTCTGTTAATTCTTCTACTGGCGCTGTCACAGTCGGTCCGGCATTCTCCAGTTCTGGCGTAGTTGCAGCCCCTGTATCGCTGGCTGATGGTAATGCTTCGTTAACCGCCGCTGTTAACGCTGGTCGGATTAACATTGTCCCCAACGGTACGCAGGACAACACCTATACTCTCCCGGCTCCTGTTGCAGGTCTGATGTTTACGTTCGTGTATGGCGGCGGTGCTGCTGACGCTACGGACTTCATCATCAACACCGGGTCGAACACCAATTACTTTATTGGTGGTGTTGCGTTTAACGACACGGATGATGGTGCTGCGTCTGTTGTGTTCTCGGACGGGAACTCTAATAGCAAGCTTCAGGTCAACGTCCCCGCCGCTGCGCAGATTAACGTTCTGGCGATTAACGGAACTAACTGGCAGGTGTGGGGTAGCGTCACTGGTGCAACTGCTCCTGCTTTTGCTGACCAGTAATAGGAGTCCGTCATGCAATATGACGTATGGGCAGTAACGCCTGCGACGGACGATGCCTATTATCGGGCGAATGCGTCTATCGCAGGTGCAGGTTTGCTTCCGCTGTTAGCCAACACGGTTGGGCCTAATGGGTATGGTTACAAGGTAATCATTACCTCTGCTGGGAACGATTCCGGTATTACGTTCACGATCACTGGAATTAAAGTTGGTGATCTGTCTAATACCGTTGTCAGTGAAACGCTGACCGGCCCGAATGCCACGACCGTTACCTCGTCTAACTACTACGCTCGTGTTGAGTCCATCACGGCTAGCGGAGCGTCGGCTGGGAACGTCAAGATTGGTACGACGGGAAGTCTTGCTCTCCCCCGGACCCGTATCAAAGGTTTGTACTTTGTTGGAACCGGCACCGCAGGTTCTATTAAGTTCAACACCAATGATCTTGCTAGCGCCTTGCGGCTTCAGGTAAATACTCCTGCGTCAGCCATTGCGGTTAATAGCCTGTATATGGCAGCAGAGGGTATCTTGACTACGCTAGGGTCTAATCAAGACTACTGTGTGGTGACGTTGACCAACGTGACCTTCTGCACCATCATCTGCGGGTAAGCATGAAGACGCCAGCATGGCAGCGATCAGAAGGCAAGAATCCCTCTGGTGGTTTGAATGCCAAAGGACGCGCCAGCTACAACAAAGCCAATCCGGGGAAGCCGGGGCTCAAGGCCCCGCAACCGGAAGGCGGTTCAAGGAAGAAATCATTCTGTGCCCGTATGACGGGGATGAAGAAGAAGCTGACTTCAGCGAAGACCGCGAATGACCCAAACAGCCGGATCAATAAAAGTTTGAGGAAATGGGCTTGCTAAGATGAACGCACAAGAAATCAAAACCGCTGCTGATGGCGCTGCCGTTGTTGTGGGCGTTGCTGGTTTTATGCAATGGTTCCCGCCTATTGTTGGTTTGATTGGCGGGGTGTTAACCGTAATATGGTTTGCAATCCGAATCTGGGAAACCGACACAGTAAAAGGTTTTACTGGGAGGGCAAATGCCAAGCAAGACCAAAGCTCAACACAACTTGATGGCGATGGTCGCCAATGACCCCGCAGCTTCTAAACGCCTTGGCATCCCACAAAAGGTTGGCAAGGAATTCATGCAGGCCGATAAGGGCCGTAAATTCAACCAAGGTGGCGAAATGAAAGAATCGAAAGCTATGATGGGTAAAGAAGTGGCCTTCATGAAAAAGAAGGGTGCTCCCAAGGCTATGGTCAAGCATGAGATGGCCGAGATGGGCATGAAGAAAGGCGGTTACGCTTCTGGCGGTATGCCAATGGTTATGAAAGACGGGAAAAAAGTTCCCGCTTTTGCGGCCGATGGCGAAGGCAAGATGAAGGCGGGCGGCATGGCCAAGAAGATGATGGGCGGCGGCATGACCTACAAATCCGGCGGTCTTGCACCGGGGCACAAAGCTGCTGACGGTATTGCCAAGAAAGGCAAGACCAAAGCTATGCAGGTCCGCATGATGGGCGGCGGGAAGTGCTGATATGCCTAATACTCTGCGCGGAATGAAAAAGGGATACGAGGACGCCCCGTATCACTCGATGGGAACCAAACCGCCTAAGCGGCGGGAGATGGCTCCTGTGATAGAAGATGAGTTCCGGCGAGGTAAAGAAGCTGGCCCTACTCCCCGTCCGGCTCCACCGCGAGATATTATGATTCCGACGCCGGAAGAAGAGGCGCGGATGAAAGCTCAGGTTGATGATGAGCGGATGATGCGGCAGATGGAAGAGGCATACGAGAAGTCTCGCGGTTCTATGCGTCGTGCTAAAGGTGGCCCGATTGGTTACGCCGGAGGCGGTTCTGTAGGCTCTGCATCCAAGCGGGCAGATGGCTGTGCTCAGCGGGGCAAAACCAAAGGAAAGGTAATTTAAAATGTTTATGAAACGACGCGCCTTTGCTCCTCCCCCGCCGCGGATGCGAACCGTTACAGGCAGGAAAACCGGGCCTAGTCCTGCAAACGCCAGCTTGCAACAAGACGCTGTGCAACAGCAGAAAGATGCTGAGCGAATGCAGCTAGGCAAAACGCAAGCTCTTGCTGATCAACTGCAACAGCAGAAAGATGCGCAAACACAACGAGCGGCTGCTGATCAACTGCAACAGCAGAAAGATGCCCAGATCGCGTCAAGCCTGCCCAGAATGTCTCCGTCAATGGGGCGAATGCCCCCGTTTAAAAGCGGTGGCGCTGTCAAAGGCTATGCTAAAGTCGGAGCAGTTAGCTCTGCTTCGCGGCGCGCTGATGGTGTTGCTCAACGCGGCAAGACGCGCGGCAAGTTTGTTTAAAGCGTCAATGTTTACGCTTGGAGGTACTCAAGATGATGGCTTCACGTGGCATGGGGGCGATCAACCCCAACAAAATGCCCGAGCCCAAGCGCAAGCAGCGGCGGGACGATACTGCTTTCTACGAGTATGCAGAAGGTGGAAAGGTCAGCCGCGTGAACGAAGCTGGCAACTACACTAAGCCCGGGATGCGCAAAGCCTTGTTCAACAAGATCAAGGCTCAGGCGGTTCAGGGTACAGGTGCAGGGGAATGGTCGGGCCGTAAGGCCCAGCTTCTTGCTAAGCAATACAAAGCTAAGGGCGGTTCTTACCGTGACTAACAATAAGCCTTTTGATCCCGAAGGTGACGAGTACGACTATAAAACCGCTCGGGCTAATCAAATGCAGCCCAGTAAAGACGATGGACACTGGGGTTCCGTTGCTCCGGTTAGTGAGCCTGATCGTTTAAAGCACAATCTTCCTGAAGGCGCGTATGTCATTTTAAAAGGCGCTCAACACCCAACGTTTGATAAAGCTGTTGAGGCTGAAAAACAGCGCGGTGCAAAGATAGAGAAACGCGGTAACCGGTATTACTCGATTATGCAGCCTCGGGATGAGACAAATTACAGTCATGGCGGCAAAGTGCATCGCGGTGATGGTATAGCGCAGCGCGGCAAAACTCGCGGCAGAATGGTGTAATGAAAGCTCCGCAGAAATCGCTCAAGGACTGGGGTAGCCAGAAATGGACCACACGGTCCGGTAAGCCGTCATCTAAGACGGGCGAGCGGTATCTCCCAGAGGCAGCTATTAAGTCTCTTAGCCCGCAAGAGTACGCAGCAACTACGAAGGTCAAGCGAGCCGGAAAAGCCAAAGGTAAGCAGTTTGTAGCTCAGCCTAAAAAGATAGCTGAAAAGACAGCGAGATTTAGATGACCACCTCCGGCACCACGCTATTCAACCTCGAATTTACAGAGATCGCTGAAGAAGCGTGGGAACGTGCTGGCCGGGAAATGCGGTCAGGTTATGACTTGCGTACAGCCCGCAGGTCTATGAACCTGATGACGATAGAGTGGCAGAACCGTGGTATCAACATGTGGACCTTCAACCAAGGTGCCATTACGTTGACTCCCGGTCTCAATACTTATGCGCTTCCTTTAGATACGATTGACCTGTTAGAACAGGTTATCCGGACGGGAGCTAATTCATCGTCCACACAGGCTGACTTAAACATTACGCGGATTAGCGTATCTACGTACGCTACGATCCCTAATAAGTTACAACAGGCCAGACCTATTCAGGTTTGGATTCAGAGGCTCTCAGGATCTGTAAGCCCCACCGGGGCTACGTTGTCGGGATCTATTAACTCTTCCACGACGACGATTACGTTAAGTTCTACTGCTGGTCTGCCGTATGCTGGATTTATCCGGATTGATAGCGAAGATATTGCTTACGGATACCTAGACGGGAATACGCTAGGTAACGTGTTTAGAGCGCAGAACGGAACAACTGCTGCGTCTCACTCTAGTGGGGCTGCTGTTTTTAATCCAAACCTGCCTGCCGTCACTGTATGGCCCACGCCGGATAACACGCAGACGTACCAATTCGTGTATTGGTATTTGAGGCGCGTACAGGACGCCGGAGCAGGTTTGCAGACGGCAGATATGAACTTTAGGTTCTTACCTTGCTTAGTAGCAGGGCTTGCATATCACATTGCCATGAAAGTGCCTGAGCTTATGAACCGTGTACCTATGTTGAAAGAGGTATACGACGAGCAGTTCAATATTGCAGCCGGGGAAGACAGGGAGAAAGCCGCAGTTCGTTTCGTTCCGAGGCAGATGTTTATCGGCGGTGCTAGTTCGTAATCATGGGTAATAGATTTGCCAGTGGCAAAAAAGCGATTGCGATGTGTGATCGCTGCGGTCAGCAATTTAAGCTGCAAGCCCTGCGCGAAGAGATAATCAAGACTAAACGTTATAACCTGCTGGTTTGTACTGAATGCTATGATCCAGATCATCCCCAGTTGCAATTAGGGATGTATCCTGTAGATGACCCACAGGCTTTGCGTAATCCCAGAAGGGATACGACGTATGTAACGTCAGGAACGAATGAAGACGGGTTTCCTTCCGGTGGGTCTAGAGATATACAGTGGGGATGGAATCCGGTTGGCGGGGCAAGTTCTAGTGACGCTGGATTGACGCCTAACTATCTTGTAGCAATCACATCTGTTGGAACTGTGTCAGTAGTAACAACGTAGGAGTTATCATGGACGCCAAGAAAGCGGTTCACAAACACGAGAAAGCGATGCACCCCGGTAAACCTCTTACGAAGTTTGCTAGGGGTGGTAAGACTAATCTCCAGATGAAAGAGATGGGTCGGAACCTCGCTAAGGTTGCCAATCAAATGAAACCCATGCGGTCGGTTCGTAAGTCGGGGATCTGAGATGAAGAAAAATTCCAATCAGCCCAAACCTGCCCCGAAGGTAGACCTTAAGAACTCGGGATATCCGGAAAAGAACGTTAAGACTTCCGGGATCAAGGTTCGTGGTACGGGTGCAGCAACCAAAGGCGTGATGGCTCGCGGGCCGATGGCGTAAGCTATGCAGTACACAGAGTTAGCAGTTAATGTCCAAGACATCGTTGAGAATACTTTTACCGATGACCAGATGGCTATGCTGGTCAGGCAGGCTGAGCAGAAGATCTACAACACTGTTCAGATTGCCAACCTGCGTAAGAACGTCTACGGACAATTTACAGCTAACAATCAGTACTTATCGGCTCCTACGGACTTCTTGTCTGTTTATTCCCTCGCGGTCATTACGGGGGTAGCGGGTGGAGACATCAACACCGGTACATATACGTACCTGTTGAATAAGGATGTGAACTTCATCCGTGAAGCATATCCTCCGCCGAACTCGACAGGCAAGCCTCAGCACTACGCCATCTTTGGCCCCCGGTCAGATTTAGAAACTGAGCTTTCTTTCATTGTCGGGCCAACGCCAGATACCGCTTATTACGCAGAGCTTCATTATTACTACTACCCAGAATCAATTGTTCAGAGCGCGATCTCTACGCTGGGGGCCATCACAGCAGGTTCGGCGTATACGAATGGTACATATGTGAATGTTCCGCTGACGGGTGGATCAGGTTCTGGTGCGACGGCTAGGATTGTCGTATCAGGAGGGGCGGTAACGTCTGTGACGGTGCAGAATCCTGGCGTGTTCTATGCGGTTGGGAATACATTGTCTTGTGCTGCGTCCAGTATCGGTGGAACGGGTTCAGGATTTAGCATTCCTGTTGTGACGGTTACGAATGCCAGCGGTGTTACTTGGCTTGGGGATAACTTTGACTCAGCGTTGTTAAATGGAACGCTGGTAGAAGCGGCTAGATTCTTGAAGTTAGAGCAGGATCAGGTTGCGGTGTACAACGACATGTACGGACAATCGTTGTTGCTGCTCAAGAATCTGGGTGATGGTAAGCAGCGTATGGATGCTTATCGTGACGGTCAGGTAAGGAATCCGGTCAAATGATCGTCCAGACGCAGACTACGAGCTTTAAGGCAGAGTTATATCAAGCCATTCATAACCTGCTAACGGACACGTTAAAGCTTGCGCTGTATACGGCAAACGCGAATCTAGACGAATCGACAACCGTTTATACCACTGCTAATGAGATCACTGGAACGGGTTATTCCGCCGGTGGGAATGTAGTCACTGGGGCGGCTATTAGTAGCAGCGGTTACACCGCGTTTGTAACGTTTAACAATGTTTTGTGGGTTCCGGCGGCGTTTACCACGCGATGCGCGCTGCTTTACAATGCCAGCAAAGCAAACCGATCTATTGCGGTGTTAGACTTTGGTTCAGACAAAACCTGCACTAATACATTTACGGTCACAATGCCGGGGAATACAGCTACAACGGCTTTGCTCCGTTCCAGCAACTGAGGTAAATCATGGAAGAACGCGCAAAAGCGACCGGCAAGTACATCGTCGAATGTTTTGATAAAGACGGCAAGCTTAAGTGGACGGCAGAGACACCTAACCTTGTAGTTAACGTCGGTCTTCAGTACATGGCCGGAACCGCTCTTACGTCTACCGCACAGATTACTACGTGGTACATCGGTCTGTATGGATCTGGGTCTACGAATAGCCCTGCCGCTGGTGACACGATGTCTTCTCATGCAGGGTGGACGGAAGTAACGGACTATACGGAAGCTACTCGCCCTGCTGCTACGTTCGCTGCTGCTACCAACGCAAACCCCTCTGTTGTTACGAACACGGCTAGCAAAGCGGTGTTTTCCATCAACGGGACAACGACGGTCGGTGGAGCGTTCCTGACTTCAAATAACACTAAGAGCGGCACGACCGGTACTCTTTTCTCTGCTGCTGACTTCCAAGCGCCGGGAGATCGGTCGGTTGTATCTGGTGATGTGTTGAATGTAACTTACCAATTCAGCCTTTCAGCTTAAGGATGAACCGTGCCCGATGGCGGATGGGGATCTGGCACTTGGGGCCAAGCCGGGTGGGGATGCTCGGTTGTAGACCGAGATGCTACAGAGACATCTACCGGGGCGGACGAAGTATCGAGTCTATATTCAGTTCAATCTTCAATCCTTGAAACCGCTACAGGCGCGGATCAGGTTTCAGCGTTAGCGACGTTCCCGGTTAGTGTAGTAGAAGCATCATCAGGTGCAGACAGCGTAGCAGCAGATGTATCTTTTGAGGCATTAGTAGTAGAAACGTCCTCCGGGGCGGACAGTATCTCGGCAGGTGTAGCGTTTGGTGTTGCAGTTGCCGAGGTATCGACTGGGGCAGATTCTGTATCTGCCATCTTCAAGCCCAGCGCAAGCATTGCTGAATCCGCCACGGGCGCGGATGTCGTCTCAGCACTGGCAAAGTTTGGTTCTATCGTATTAGAAACCTCTACGGGGTCTGATACGGTAAGCACGGGCACCACATTCCAATCAGCCATACAGGAAACTGCATCAGGTTTAGATAGCATCTCGGCTATCTTCCGGCCTTATGCGTCAATTGTTGAATCTGCGCTGGGCGCGGATGTAGTTTCTAACCTTGGTCAGTTAAACCCGGTAATACAGGAAACCGCAGTAGGCGCGGATGCAATAAGTGGCAGATTCTTATGGGAACCCGTGGATGACACGCAGACCCCTAACTGGCAGAATGTGACATCCACACAAGGCGCAGTTTGGACTGCAAACACTACAGCACAAACCCCCGGATGGGGAAGCGTAACGAACACACAATCACCGGGGTGGGGCGATATAACCAACACCCAGACGCCGGGATGGCAACAAACGGAGCAATAACGTGACGACCCAATACACGCCAATTCTGAAACTTGCCCTGCCTGTCACCGGGGAGCTTTCCGGTACTTGGGGTACTGTTGTTAACGACAACATCACCTCTATGGTTGAGCAGGCGGTAGCCGGGTTGTCTACGATCAATACATGGACAGCTTCGCCCGGAAACGCGCACACCCTTACCACCGCTGACGGTACAAGTTCAGAAGCTCGGTGTGCGATGTTGGTTCTTGCTACAGGGTCTGGCGGTAGTGCGCTTACCGGAGCGGGAGAGGTCATCTGCCCCGCGGCATCGAAGTTGTATGTGGTCAAGAACGGTACGTCGTTCGCGGTTACTGTTAAAACGTCCGCAGGGACTGGCGTGGCTATTCCTGCTGGGGATACGGCGTTTGTATTTTGTGATGGCACCAACGTCAACGCTTGCGTGACCACCATTGTAAATGGTCACATTTCTGGAAACCTGACGGTCGATGGAAACACCACGTTAGGTGACGCTACTTCAGACACCATTACCGCTACAGCGCGGTTCAATACCGATCTTCTCCCCTCTACGGATAACGCTCGTGATCTTGGTTCGTCTGGCAACTCATGGAGAACTCTGTACTGCGATACGTCCGTACTGACTCCTCTGGTGACTGCTACTAACCTACAAGTCACTAACATTAAGGCTAATGACGGTACAGCGGTCGCGGTGCTGACTGACTCCACTGGCGCAACTGACTTTTCCAAAGCGTTCACGCTTTCCGCGACAACCCAAAACATCTCTCTTGGCGCTTCTCAAACCACTGGCACGTTTGTGTTGGGCGGCACCGCCGCAACCGGGGCGATTACGCTGGATGCTTCGACCAAAACGCATACATTAAACGTCGGTTCAGGGGCCACTGAGAACGCTCTTACCAAGACAATCAACATAGGCACGGGCGGCGTTAGTGGATCCACGACGACAATCACGATTGGATCTAGCGACGGAACGACCACAACCTTCAATGGAACCGTTAACGTCACAACGCTTGATCTGACCAACCTCGAAGTCACGAACATCAAGGCCAAGGACGGCACTGCCGGGATGCAGCTTGCAGATTCCACTGGTGTGGTGTCGTTCACAGCCAACCCTATTCTTTCGGGGGGGACCGCGAATGGGGTCGCATTTTTAAATGCCTCCAAAGTCCTGACCACTGGGTCTGCGCTGACGTTTGATGGGACAACGCTGGTAGCAACCGCAACAACAGGCGCGGCCACAACTTATCCCGCGTACTTTGATAATAGTGGCGCCGGCGTTGGTACTGGCGCACGGATTGGCTTCCGTAACACCGCAGTGTCTTACGGTGAAATTGGTTATCTCTACGACGGGGCATTTGCGACCATTATTGATTCTGCCGGATCAAATAACACACGATTTTTAATTGCTGGCACAGAACAAATGCGCCTGACCAGCACAGGTCTGGGTATTGGGACGAGTTCGCCCAACGCAAAACTAGCTGTTGTTGGCGGTGGAATTCGTGTAAATGGCTATAGCAGTAATTCCGCTGGCGATGGGGTAAACATCCAACTTGGGACAACCGGCGGTGTAAATTATTTGCAGTCGTTAAATGGCACAAGCACAAACAACCTGATTATTGACGGAAACCAGATTCTTTTCCGCACAGGCGTTTATTCCGACAGCATGACCCTCGACTCCTCCGGCAACCTCGGTCTGGGGGTGACGCCTAGTGCGTGGAATAGCGCCTATAAGGCGCAGCAAGTTAATGCGCGAGCAGTTGTTGCTGGTGATTCAACACAAACTGTTTTAGCAAATAACTGGTTTGTTAATTCGTCCGGCACTAACATTTACATTGCTTCCGCTGCGGCTACAGCATTTTCACAAGATGCTGGTGTTTTTAAATGGTTCACCGCCCCCTCCGGCACCGCAGGCAACGCGATCTCCTTCACCCAATCACTGACATTGGACTCTACCAACCTGACGCTTCTAAGCAGAAGCATGAATACAATCAGGTGGGATGATGGAACTAGCGCACCAAGCGGGACGATTAACGCATCAATCTCTAGCGATGCCTCACCTGCCATAATTTTCTCTACTCGTTCTGGCGGCTCTTCTCCCACCGAACGCGCCCGTATCACCAGCGGTGGGTACTTTAAGGCGAGTGATAATGGGACATACCTTGCCAGTACGGGGAGTTATCACGAATTAGATTCGTCAGACGCAAGCAATGCGGCTGTCGTAATAAGAGCAACGAATGCGTCTTTTACAGGAAACGGCCTTCAAGTTCGTGTCGCTAGAAATACTACAGACGCGACTTTTTTTGCTATTCGTTACTACAACGAAGGTGCAGCAGCAGATAAATTTTTAGTGGCCGATTCCGGCAATGTAACCAACACTAACAACTCTTACGGCGCTATTTCGGACGCCAGAAAGAAAACCGACATTGTGGACGCAGGTTCACAATGGTCAGACATCAAGGCGCTGCGCTTCCGCAAGTTCAAGATGAAAGACGATCCTTCTGGTCTTGTCCAGTTGGGCGTGGTGGCGCAGGAAGTAGAGCTGACCTCTCCCGGTCTAGTAGATGAACATCAAGACCGCGACGCTGAAGGCAACGACCTTGGCACGACCACGAAGTCAGTCAAGACCTCTGTGCTGCTGATGAAAGCCGCTGTCGCCCTGCAAGAAGCAATGGCCCGTATTGAAACCCTAGAGGCCGAAGTGGCCGCACTCAAAGGAGCTTAATCATGGAATGGACCGTATCGGCGATGGATTGCAAAGTCTCAGAAGACAACCTGAGCGATGTTGTGTATCAATGCCACTGGCGCGTTTCCAAGACCGAAGTAGATGGTGACAAGACCTACTCTGCCTCTGTCTACTCCACCTGCTCTCTCCCCGCGCCTGACCCCGCTAACTTCACCGACTACAACAGTCTGACCAAGGATCAAGTTTTGGGCTGGATCTGGGCGAATGGCGTAGACAGGGCGGCGACGGAAGCCGCAGTGCAGCAGCAGATCTACCTTCAGAAGAACCCTGTAGTTGTTAGCCCTCCCCTGCCGTGGAATGATTGATCCGGTAACCGCCCTTGCAACCGCTACTGCTGTATTCAATGGGATTAAGAAAGCGGTTGAGATTGGCCGAGAAGCCGAGGATGTCTTTGGACAACTCGGTAAATGGGCTGGGGCGGTTGCTGACATTCAGGAATGGGTGAGCGGGGAGCAGGCCAGACCTTCAATCTTCAAGAAGATTACCTTTTCCAAATCAGCCACCGTAGAGGCGTTTGATGCTTACGCCGCTCAGGTTAAGATCCAAGAGATGGAGAAGACTCTCTACCACTGGTTCCATTACGGGCCATTGCAGCACCTAGGAAGAGAAGG